AGACTAGAGAGTATGCTGAGAAGGAATTAGAAATGCTTTCTGATAGATTTCTTGCTAATAAAGTTATGGAAGACTGGGATTATGAACTGACTGAGATAGAAAGTTTCCCTCCAGGTATTGCATAATGTCACATGAATTCGACCCATGCGAAGCACCTGTAGATGGAAAAGTTGACAAGTGGGGGTTTACAATTAAACCTACTATATGCGATAATGAAGTTATCACTATATGTCTTAAGAATACCCCTTGTGGTATTGATAAAAAACAAGTAGAACGTATTATTAAGGAGATTGAAAATGAATGTGAAATTGCTTCGGATTATCACTGGTGAAGAAGTCATTGCTGAACTTGTCACCGAAGAAGAAACTTCTATTACTGTGAAGAATGGTCTAGTTGTTATGCCTAATGCTAATGGCGTAGGGTTTGCTCCTTGGGCATCAGTCATTAGCAAACATAAACCTGAAATTGTTATTGATCGTAAATTTATTGTGTATATGGTAGAATGTGAGGATGGTGTAGTTGAGAAGTATGAAAGTATTTTCTCACCAATTGAAACCCCCAGCAAGAAACTGATTCTTTGAATATGACTAAGAAAATGAAAAAGCATCAAATCAAAACTCATTGGTATTATTGGTTCTGGGGTGTGGCAACTATTGCTGTAGTTTCTGGACAATTGTTTATTGGTTCTGGGTATTATAATATGTCTAAGAGTCTTGATAGACTTACTGGTGTATTTTATACTGTTATTGAACGATGAAATCTCATAAGACTCCTCTTCGATACCCTGGCGGTAAAAGTCGCGCATATATTAAGATGGATCCTTATATCCCTGATTTGTGTGTCTATAATGAATATCGTGAACCATTTCTTGGTGGTGGTAGTGTAGCAATTCATATTACAAAAAAATATCCACATCTCAAAGTATGGGTAAATGATCTATATGAACCTTTATATAATTTTTGGAGGGTTCTTCAAAATGATGGCAATGCTCTTTATGAAACACTATGTGATTTAAAATCTAGACATCCAGATCCAGTTTATGGTCCACAAAAAAGTGGTTTTGAGTATCCTGCAAAAGAACTATTCTTAAAATCAAAGGAGTATTTAAATGACGAATCCAATAATGATTCTTTACAGCGTGCTGTCAGTTTTTATATTATCAATAAGTGTTCTTTTTCTGGTCTCACCGAATCCTCATCCTTCAGCAAACAAGCAAGTAAATCCAACTTCTCATTGCGAGGAATCCAAAAACTCCCTGGATACACAAAGATAATTGAGAACTGGAAGATTACTAATGTGTCCTATGAGAATTTGATGGACAATGAGGGTGATACCTTTGTTTATCTTGACCCTCCATATGATATTAAGGATAATCTTTATGGTAAGAAAGGTTCAATGCATAAAGGATTTAATCATGATAGGTTCGCCAAGGATTGTGATGAATGTTTCATGCCTCAGTTGATTAGTTACAACTCTGATCAACTGGTGAAGGATAGATTCAAGAAATGGAGAGCAGAAGAGTTTGATTTAACTTACACCATGCGCTCAGTTGGTGAGTATATGAGAGAACAAAAAGCAAGAAAAGAACTATTACTTTTTAATTATGAAATGTCAAGTCAAACTGTATAAGGCAGGAACTACTTTTACTGAAGAGGTAGTTGCTACTGATTATCAAGATGCACGTAAGGTTGCCCTTCATCGCAATCCTGGTGCTAAAATTGTGAGTGTTACTGCAGTATTTTAAATAATGGAATTGAAAGATTGGTTGAACTCAATTAACTTCACCAAGGAGGATTTGTCTGAAGATATCAAGTCATATCCTCCGTATATTATTAATCGTTGTTTGTCTGGTCATCTTGATTGCGTTCTGTTCGCTAATGAGATGAACAAGTATGCCAACTTAGATAAAGATATGCAATATTCTTTCTATCTAAATACTTTGAGGAAAAAGAAGAGATTTTCTCCCTGGCTCCGTAAGGATAAAGTCACGGATTTAGAATGTGTAAAACAATACTATGGTTATAGTAATGAAAAGGCATCACAAGCTCTGAAGATCCTGACTAAAGACCAGATTAACTTTATTAAACAACGACTTGATATTGGAGGAACAAAATGACTACTACGGTAGAACCTACAGTGAATTGGTCTCAGGACCAAATGGTAGAAGTCTTTTTAAATGAACCAGATGATTTTCTCAAAGTTCGTGAGACACTAACTCGTATTGGTGTTGCATCACGTAAGGAGAAAAAATTATATCAATCTTGCCACATTTTACATAAACAGGGTAAGTATTATATTGTTCATTTTAAAGAACTCTTTGCCCTTGATGGCAAAAGAGCAAACCTTACTGTAAATGATGTACAGCGTCGGAATCGTATTGTTAGATTGCTTTGTGACTGGGGACTTGTAACTGTTTTTGATGAAGAAAGAGTAAGTGATATTGCTCCATTAAATCAAATCAAAGTCCTGGCATATAAGGACAAAGGCGAATGGATTCTTGAGCAGAAGTATAATATTGGTAAAAAGATTAAACCACAAGAGACGCCAGAATAAATAATTGTGTGTCTTTCGTGCGGCACACTCTACAATCGGAAACCCGCAGACCTCCCTTGACAGGGGGGTCTTTTTTTGTTATGATGTATACATAATAAAACATTGATCGTTGTTTTTACAGGGATCGTATTTAATTAATTTAAAAATGACAAGGAAAGTAAGGTTTGAAAACCTAACGGTAGAGGATGTCAAGTCAAAATTAGATAAGTTGGATGATCCACTTATTGATTTCCCACTACTAAAATTCGTAAGATTTTCAATAGAATACCTCAAACATCTAATATCTACAGACAACGGATGTAGAGGAGTAAAACAAGAAAAAGGAAATGTTCATGCTCTTAATGCTTCCTTTAATGCGGGAGGATGGGATTTATTAAAATGGCCATTCCCATTTGTTGTTATAGACACGTTAAAAAAATTAATTGATCGTAGACATTCTCACGCTGCTGCTAACCAATTAGCAATTTCAAAAGTACCTGGTGTTGAGTATGTTGAAGTGGACGATCATAAGTATAGTTTTTTAAAACCAGAATCAAAATTAACTTTAGCAGGTGTTTATATAAATGCCACTGATGGCACAACAAACGCTGTTCAAGATCATTTTATTTTTGCTTGTGTTAGAGTATGTCAGGAGAATAAACTTGATCACACTAACATCAAAATAGTAAGAGAGATTCTTGATTTGATGGGAATCAAAAAAAGGTACAATTATATTGGTGCTATTTCTGCGGTAGAAAATTCTATCGTCAAATGGGGTGAAGAACCCACAAGAATGACAGAAAACTCCACGGAAGAAGAAGTTAGAGATTATGTAAAAAATGAAGATAATCAATTTGGTGACAATAAAACCGATAAAAATGGTACAAAACTATTCACTATGGTTGCGGACACAAACTTTAATAAAAGGTACGCTTGGGATTTACTTCGTCATCTTTGGGAAGCAGAGAGAGATGGATATCAAGTTAAAATACTCATTCAATCTAGGAAAGGAAATGCTCTGGGTGTAAAAACTGATAGAGATGATCTATTTTTTAAAATGGTTGAATATTGTGATTTAGCATATAACAGTTATAAATCTCATGCTGAAGATATTATTAATACTAAATTTAGAAATGTTTTTCCTGATTGGACAGTTGATTTTCCATTAAAAGGACCACATAGTTTAGGTGGTGAAGTTTATATTCTTCATCAACTTGAAGGTGAAACTGAACCAACTCAAGTAGATTTTGTTGACTATATGGAAAATGATAATGATAATGCTAATTTATCTTCTTTTTTCGGAATAACCGAATAAAATACTACGGGGTTCACCACCCCGTTTTTTTATGCTTTGTTATAAATATATCGGATGCCTTCGGGGTCCACAAAACACAAACTCGCTTTTAAAGGAGCTACAATAATGGGAAACCTTGCACGGTACACTGCTGCGGACCTGCCTGCACTGATGGAACGCATAAATAGGAATAGTATTGGAATGGATGAATATTTCGATAGGTTGTTTGCCCTTCACGAAACAACAAAGAATTATCCACCATTTAATCTAGTCACGGTCAGCAACGTAGAATCGAGACTAGAACTAGCACTAGCAGGATTTAAAAAGAAAGAAGTAAATGTCTACACACAGGACGGAAAACTTTTTGTCGAAGGACAAAAAGAGGATACCGAAACAGAAACCACTTATGTCCACAGAGGAATGGCTCAACGATCTTTCACCAGATCTTGGACACTGGCAGAGGATACGGAAGTTAGATCAGTTGAATTTGAGGATGGGTTATTAAGTATTGTTATGGGTAGAATTGTTCCTGAACATCATCAAAGAAAAATTTGGTTCTAATTGACATCTGTGCTACAATAGAGGGTGATAAAGCACCCTCTTTTTTTATGGAAGTAATTATTGAAGGCAAAGTTAAAACTGTTTATCAGGGAGATGATGCACAGCAAGTCATCATTGAGTACCACGATAAAGTGACTGCCGGTAACGGTGAGATGGTTGACCATCCACTAGGCAAAGGATCTCTCTGCTGTAGTATCTCATCTATCATCTTTGAGAAACTTGCCAAAGAAAATATCCCAACTCATTATATTAATATGGTTGGTGCCAACAAGATGGTATGTAAGAAAGTAGGTATCGTTCCATTAGAAGTCATCTGTCGCAATCGTGCTGCTGGATCTATTGTTCGTGAGACAACTCTGGTAGAAGGTGCTCCACTACCTCAACCGATTGTTGAGTTCTTTCTGAAGGATGATAGCAAGCACGATCCTCTTCTAACACCAGACCGTGTGCGTTTGATGGGATATGATCCTGAACCTTTTATTGAGATGACACTACGGATTAATGATTATCTCCGTCAGATGTTCTACATCTTGGGTATTGACCTTGTAGATTTTAAAGTTGAATATGGTTATGATGCTCATGGTGATTTGTATCTTGCCGATGAGATTAGTCCTGATAGTATGAGACTATGGAAGATTGGTAGTGACGAAAGATTTGATAAGGATCTATTCAGAAAGGACGAAGGAGATATCGTTCCTGCCTATCGTGAGATTCTTGACCGACTACAACCACTTGCTATTCAATGATAAACGATAAAAAAATTGAAGAGTTGTATGCAAAAAAATATAATACAACTACAACTACAAGAAAGGATATCGGGGACATTTATGTTGAAGAAATCCCATGGAATATAAAGTCAAATAATCTTGACAAAGTAAACTATTCTCCAAATTTGATTAGTGCCGATAAACTTTTTGACCACCTAAATTCTGGTAAAATGTTGAAATTTTTATTTGTTGATTACAGAGGAGATAGTATTATTACAGAAACTCTTGTTGATGCGATACATATTTCTTGGGATTGTTTGACAATACAATGTCAAGGTAAGGGTGTCATTCAAGTTAGTTCCGATTTGAAAGTTGATGAATCTCAAACCAAAGAAGATTTCTTGAAAGGATTTACTCCTGCTTACAGAACGTATTTCAAAAAAGAGAGAAGTAAAATTGATAAATTAGAATTGAAGTATTGTGGAGTGTGAATTCAAATGAAACATCACATCCCTGATGAGATTAGAAAGAACTGCTTTGATTGCTTCAAAAGTTTGAATGCTGCCGAGAGAGTAGTTGTTATGTATGGTGATGATGCATATCGTGAATCACTAGACCTTGACAATGATGATGCTCCCTGTTGGAAGATACCCAGTGGAGAGTCAACAACCTTTGTTGGTTGGAATCCTATGTGTATCCCAACAATGGATTACATAGTATGGAAATTAAAACGTCGTGAACAAATTGCGAAAGGAGAAATTCACTAATGGACTACAAAACTGCAGGCGTTGATATTGAAAAGGGTAGAGCATTTGTAGAACATCTGAAAATTATGGCACCTAACATTGGTGGGTTTAATGGAAAGATAGAAATTCCATATGGATATGAGCAACCTGTTTTAGTATCTGGTGCTGATGGTGTCGGAACCAAAATTAATATTGCAAGAGTTGCTTGGGACTATTCTACTATTGGAATTGACCTGGTTGCAATGTGCGTCAATGACGTTATATGTTCTGGTGCTAAACCATTATATTTCCTTGATTATATTTCCACTAAAACTATAGATTCCGATGTTAGTGACATTGTGCATGGAATTGTTAGGGGGTGTGATATTGCTGGAATGGAACTCCTAGGTGGAGAAACTGCAGAGCATTACAGAGCAACTGACTATGACCTTGCTGGGTTTTGTACTGGTATTGTAGAGAAGAATGAGATCGTTGATGGCAGTAACATCAGACCTGGTGATGTAGTCATTGGTATTGAGAGTAGTGGACTTCATAGTAATGGATACACTCTTGTTAATGATATGATATGGAGACATAAGATTTTCTATAAAGATATGCCTGAGTTGCTGACACCAACTACCATCTACGCTCCTCTAATCCAGCAGCTGCTAGATGAAGTTCCTATCCTTGGTATGGCGCACATTACGGGAGGAGGACTGCCTGAGAACCTCCCACGATGCCTTCCAGCAGGTCTTACAGTTGACGTTGATTACTCTGCTTGGGAACGACCAGAACTCTTTAATACGATTCAGAAAGCAGGGGACATTGCTGAAGAAGAGATGAGAAACGTATTTAATCTTGGCATTGGATTTTGTTTAGTTGTACCACCCGAAGTAGTAGCAGAAACTCAGTCTCTTATCAACATGAAGTCTTGGGTCCTTGGGATGATACGCACTAAATAAAAATGAATATCGTCGTCGCAGACAGAAGGGTAACTGGCAAAATCCAGTTGACACCCTTCTTTTTTATTGCTATAATTAACCTAACGGAGAACTGCATGTCCAAGAAATTCAAAAAAACTGACAGCAAAGGTCGTGAAGAACTTTGGGAGTGGGAAGAAACTCCTGAGGTAACTAAAGCAGTTGCCCGTCTTCATGAAACTATTCGCAAACTTGAAGAAGAACAATCAGACTATGGAGTGGGAAAATGAGTATTAAACTTTTAATGCTAAAATCTGGAGAAGATATTATCGCAGATGTGGATGAAATGTCTGTCGGTGAAGGTGATGAAAAAAGAATCATCGGTTACTATCTTAATAAAGCATGTGTAGTTAAACTGAGAAATCCTAATGCAATAGAAAATAAAAAAGCATATGAGGTATCTCTGTTTCCTTGGATTCCCTTGTCTGCAGAGGATACCGTTCCTATTGTTGCCGATTGGGTAATAACTATCGTGGAACCAGTAGAAAAATTAATTCAAATGTACGTAGAGGATGTTATCAATGGATCAAGTAATCAAAGTAGTTCTACTGACGAACAACGAGAAACTGATCAGTGAAATTGAAGAGGTTGGTGCCGATATCGGTCAACCTGATTGTAAACTAATCAATCCAATGGAAGTATGTGAAGGCAATATGCTTGCTCCCTGGATGATGGATCATACAAAACAGGATAATTTTATGATTAATTCGGATAAGATTATTACTCTTGCTGATCCTATGCCTACCCTACTTGAAAAATACATCGACCTTACTAAGTAATGCGTTTCTACACTAATGTTCAAATGATTGGAAATCAATTCCTCATAAGAGGAGTTGAGAATGGAAAAAGATATGAGCATCGGGATGAATTTTTTCCATCTGTATTTGTTAAGACGAAGAAAGATTCCAAGTATAGAACATTAAACGGCAAAGCAGTAGAAGAGGTAAGACCTGGAACAGTGCGTGACTGTAGGGATTTTTATAAAAGGTATACTGATGTTGATGGATTTGAGATTTATGGAAATGACCGATATATCTATCAATACATTTCTGAAAAGTATCCAGAGGATGAGATTAAGTTTGACATTAGTCAAATTAAACTGGTGACTCTTGACATTGAGACTACAGCAGAGCACGGATTTCCTGACATTGAATCTGCTATAGAAGAAATTCTTGCAATTACAATTCAGGATTACACTACCAAAAAGATTACTACTTGGGGAGTGAAACCTTTTGCTAATAAGCAAGATAATGTAACTTATTATCATTGTCATAGTGAACAAGAACTTCTTGGGCACTTTATTAACTATTGGATGGTTGATGTTCCTGATGTGATTACTGGATGGAACATTCAACTGTTTGATATTCCATACATCTGCAAACGACTTAATCGTGTGTTTGGGGAGAAGGTAATGAAGCGACTCTCTAACTGGGGTCTTGTAACAGAAGGAAAGATTTTTATTCAAGGTCGCGAGCACGTCACTTATGATATTGGTGGATTGACTCAACTTGATTACCTTGATTTGTATAAGAAGTTTACTTATAAGGCACAGGAATCATATCGCCTAGATTATATTGCTGAGGTTGAACTTGGTCAGAAGAAACTTGACCACTCTGAGTTTGATACGTTCAAAGATTTCTATACTAAAGGATGGCAGAAGTTTATTGAATATAATATTGTTGACGTAGAATTGGTTGACCGTCTTGAGAGTAAGATGAAACTGATTGAACTTGCATTGACTATGGCATATGAAGCCAAAGTTAATTATGCTGATGTGTTCTATCAGGTTCGTATGTGGGATAATATTATCTACAACTACCTGAAGAAGAGGGATATTGTAGTTCCTCCTCGTAAGAAAGAAACTAAAAATGAGAAGTATGCTGGTGCATATGTAAAAGAACCAATTCCCGGTAAGTATGATTGGGTTGTGAGTTTTGACTTGAATAGTCTGTATCCTCACCTGATTATGCAATATAATATCTCACCAGAAACTTTGCTGGAAGAAAGGCATCCAACAGCATCAGTAGATAAAATCCTTAATGAAGAAATCAACTTTGAGTTGTATAAGGATAATGCAGTCTGTGCAAATGGTGCTATGTTCCGTAAGGATGTGCGTGGGTTCTTGCCAGAACTGATGGAGAAGATGTACGGCGATAGGGTTATCTTTAAAAAGAAAATGCTTAAGGCAAAGCAAGATTATGAAAAGACCCCAACAAAAGCACTTGAGAAGGAAATCTCTAGGTGTAATAATATTCAGATGGCTAAGAAGATTTCGCTCAACTCTGCTTATGGTGCCATCGGTAATCAGTATTTTAGGTACTACCAACTGGCCAATGCGGAGGCGATTACGCTTTCTGGTCAAGTTTCTATCCGTTGGATTGAGAATAAGATGAACATATATCTAAATAATCTTTTGCAAACGACGGATACCGATTATGTTATCGCATCAGACACTGATTCGATCTATCTTAATATGGGACCTATTGTTGATAAATTTTTTGCTAATAAGTCTAGCGACAAAGCAAAGATTGTGGAGTTACTTGATATGGTCTGCGGTGAAAAACTGGAACCTTATATTGAGAAGTGTTACCAGGAACTGGCGGATTATGTCTCGGCATATGACCAAAAAATGAGTATGAAGCGGGAGAATATTGCTGACCGTGGTATTTGGACTGCAAAGAAACGTTATATTCTAAACGTATGGAACAGTGAAGGTGTTGCTTATGCAGAACCTAAACTCAAGATGATGGGTATTGAGGCAGTAAAATCATCTACTCCGGCACCTTGTCGTAAGATGATTAAAGATGCACTACAGTTGATGATGAGTGGAACAGAAGACGAAGTAATTGATTTCATTGACAAGAGTCGTAGTAAGTTTAAATCTCTACCTCCAGAACAAATCTCTTTCCCTCGTTCAGTTTCTGATGTTGTAAAATATAAATCCTCATCAAACATTTATTCAAAAGGAACTCCTATTCATGCCAGAGGAGCACTTCTCTTTAATCATTACATCAAAGAGAATAAATTGGACAACAAGTATTCTTTAATTAAGAATGGAGAGAAGATTAAGTTCTGCTATCTGAAGAAACCAAACATCATCCACGAAAATGTCATTTCCTTTATTCAAGAGTTTCCTAAGGAACTTAATTTAAATCAATACATTGATTATGACCTTCAGTTTGAGAAGGCATTCTTGGATCCATTAAAAACAATCTTGGATGCTATTGGTTGGAAGGTTGAAAAGACTAATACCTTAGAGTCATTCTTCTCTTAAGTGTCATGTCTAGAGCATTGACTTTCTAACCTAACTATACTAGACTTTGAACCAGTGTAATTTACCTTATGGACTTCCTGAAAGAAATTGTAAAAGAAATTGGAGATGAATTCACACAACTTGCAGCAGATATTGATGAAACCGAAAGATATGTTGATACGGGTTCGTACATCTTTAACGGACTTTGTTCAGGTAGCATATTTGGTGGTGTATCTGGGAATAAGATTACTGCCATTGCTGGGGAGTCTAGCACTGGAAAAACTTTCTTTAGCTTGGCAGTCGTCAAAAATTTCCTTGATTCTAATCCTGATGGGTATTGCTTATATTTTGACACTGAGGCCGCTGTTAATAAGTCTCTACTCGCAGGTCGTGGGGTAAACCTTGACCGCACAGTAGTCGTCAATGTGGTCACTGTTGAGGAGTTCAGAAGCAAGGCACTCAAGGCAGTGGATATGTATCTCAAAACCTCTGAGGAGGATCGCAAACCTTGTATATTTGTGCTAGACTCTTTAGGTATGCTCTCGACTGAGAAAGAGATTAGAGATGCCCTTGACGAAAAACAGGTCAGGGATATGACAAAATCTCAACTCATCAAGGGTGCTTTCCGTATGCTGACTCTGAAACTGGGTCAAGCAAACATTCCTATGATTGTCACTAATCATACTTATGATGTCATTGGTTCCTATGTCCCTATGAAAGAAATGGGTGGAGGTTCTGGTCTCAAGTATGCTGCTTCTACAATCATCTATCTCAGCAAAAAGAAAGAGAAGGATGGAACAGAGGTCATTGGAAATCTTATCAAGGCAAAGACTCATAAGTCGCGTTTGAGTAAGGAGAATAAGGATGTTACAGTGCGTCTTTATTATGATAAGCGTGGTCTTGATCGTTATTATGGTCTTCTTGAATTGGGTGAGATTGGAGGACTTTGGAAGAACGTTGCTGGTCGATATGAAATGAATGGTAAGAAAGTATATGCGAAGGCAATACTTAAGGAACCAGAAGTATACTTCACTGAAGAAGTGATGGAACAGTTAGACCAAATCGCACAGAAGGAGTTTAGTTATGGAGAAAGTTGAGTTTCTAATCCTTAGAAACCTTCTACACAATGAAAAATATCTCCGAAAAGTACTACCATTTATTAAATCAGAATACTTTGAGGATAACCACCAAAAGATTGTCTTTGAGGAGATTCAAAACTTTGTTGAAAAGTATAATAAAGTCTCAACCAAAGAGATTCTCTGTATCGAAGTAGAGAATCGTAGTGACATTAATGACTCCTCTTTCAAAGAAGTAGTTGGTTTGATTACTTCTCTTGAAGAAGAGATTTCTGAGTTTGAATGGTTGGTTGATACTACAGAGAAGTGGTGCAGAGATCGTGCTATATACTTGGCGCTAATGGAATCAATTGCATTAGCAGATGGCAATAGTGATGAGAAGAAAGGTAGAGATGCTATTCCTGCCATCTTATCCGATGCTTTAGCAGTGAGTTTTGATACTCATATTGGTCATGATTATCTTGGAGACTATGAACAACGTTATGAAACCTATCACAGAAAGGAGGACAGAGTTGAATTCGATCTCGAATACCTCAACAAAATTACAAAAGGCGGTTTACCTAACAAGACTCTTAACATCGCGCTTGCTGGTACAGGTGTCGGGAAATCTTTATTCATGTGCCATGTTGCTAGCTCCGTGTTGCTCCAAGGGAGGAACGTTCTCTATATTACAATGGAGATGGCAGAAGAAAAAATTGCAGAGCGAATTGATGCCAACCTCCTCAATGTCCCGATTCAAGAAATTGGTGACCTTCCAAAAGTAATGTTTGAGGATAAGGTGACAAAACTTGCACAAAAAACGCAAGGCACTCTTATAATCAAAGAATATCCTACAGCATCAGCACACAGTGGACACTTTAAATCACTTCTTAACGAACTTGCACTTAAGAAGTCATTTAGACCTGATATTATTTTTATTGATTACCTTAATATATGTGCTTCCTCTAGGTATCGCGGAAACAGCACTGTCAATTCATATTCTTATATTAAAGCAATTGCAGAAGAGTTGCGAGGGTTGGCTGTTGAAGCAAACGTCCCTATCGTTTCTGCCACGCAGACCACTCGTTCTGGTTTTGGTAGCTCTGACGTTGAGCTTACTGACACTTCTGAGTCCTTTGGTCTCCCTGCTACTGCTGATCTTATGTTTGCCCTTATTTCTACAGATGACCTCGAAGGGCTTGGACAAATTATGGTGAAGCAATTAAAGAACCGATACAATGACATTAACGTTTTTAAACGTTTTGTGGTTGGTATTGATCGCGCAAAGATGCGTCTTTATGATTGCGAACAGACAGCACAGGACGACATTCTTGACAGTGGTCGGGAAGCAGAGTATAATAATGAAGAAAACAAACCTAAAAAATCATTTGAGGGATTTAAGTTTTGAACGGTTACTATTCTGTATTTAATCCCAGAGGTCAAAAGATTGCCGACTGTGGTTCTGAAAAAGATGCAGTCATTCTTCTCGGTATGAGAAACTGTAGATGGGAAGGACACTACTATTCGTTCATTCCATTACCAGGTAATGTTATTGACATTTCATCTGGCAGACAACTTCCAACCAAAGACATCGTTGTGAATATGGATGGCGGTGTTGGTGGTAGTTGGCACGAAGTAGTAATTAAAGAATTCCCTCAAAATTGTCAAGAACCATTTATCCCCGATTTTCATGACTAAAGTTGATACTGAAAAATACCTTGATTTTGTACATGGGGTAACCAGTCCTCCTAGCCTTGACTATCCTATTCTTGCAGCACGTCTGACTGAACTAGAAGTTAATGGAACTAATGTAACTCAACTTCTAACTGCTGCTCTCGGACTATCTGCAGAAGCAGGTGAGTTTACTGAGGTTGTAAAGAAGATTGTCTTTCAAGGCAAACCTTATAATGAGGAAAATGTCTTTCATATGAAACGTGAACTGGGTGATATCTGTTGGTATCTGGCACAGGCATGTATGGCACTTGATACTACTTTTGATGAAGTGATTGAGATGAACGTTGAGAAACTCAAGGCACGTTATCCTGGCGGTGAGTTTGATGTTCACAAGTCTGAAAACCGTGTGGAGGGAGACCTGTGATTAGTTTTGACGACATGGAGCTAATGCAACTTGCTTTTTGTATGGACCAAACTAAAAATCAAATGTCTATGGGTGGAGAGATTCGTCGCCACGCTTCTATTATTGAAAAGGTAAAAGCAGAAATGGATCGTAGAAAAGAACGAACTGGAGCATATACTCCTGAGGGTGTGACTCTTCAACTAGAAAAAGAACTTAGAGACTTGAGAGGTGAGTTGTGATTAAACTTGAACTTGAAGTGAAGAACGCTGCTGCAATTCGTCACGTATTATACAAAGAGCAAGAGCGTTATACTTATGATCCTGCCTGTGTTCCAGAAAGGATTACTAATATTCGTGAAACTATTCAAACATTAGATAACCAAATTGAGGAGGAACTAAAGAATGAAACTACTAACACTTGATGATTATCAAAGAGCAGGCGAAACATTTTGGCCTAAGTATTGGTATATCTCAAAAGAACTTGGTGAAAGTGCTAAGACAGAAGATGTTCTTAAATGTATGGAAGCAATCGGCGGTGTTGCATTAAAGTTAGCACTAGAAGAAAAGGGAGCAGGTCCATTCGGATTTAACGACAAAGATAAAGATAAAGAAACCCCTATTGCCGAAAACGAGGAGAGTTAATGAGCGATCAAAATAGTTGCAGACCAAATCTTGAAACCGATAATATAGAATGGATTGATGATGCATTCTGTGTTTACAAAACAAGATTCGGTTTGTATACAAGTATCCGAAAAGATACTAAAGAAAACTTCTTAACTGGAGAAACTTATGATGGCGTGTTTGAGATGTCTCGTTGGCATCTTATGTGCGAACAAGATGGAACACTTGAGCAATATACTAGAGTTGTGAATAGTGGTGTTGTTAGTGGCAAACTTTGAAACCTGTTGATCTTCTATTATTAATTGGAGAACTAGAAGGTAGTTCGGCACATTGTAGAAAGTTAAACTTTTTAGAAGATGCTGCTGCACTTGATGAGATGAAACGGAAATACTATAAAATGTATTTCCGTCTTTCTAAAGAAGAAAGAAACAAGGGGAATTAGCTCAGTTGGTAGAGCACCTGCTTTGCAAGCAGGCTGTCAGCGGTTCGAGTCCGCTATTCTCCATAAATAAAAATAAACGTCGGTGGAGCGTATTCCTATGGCAATCACTATTCCTGCATCTGCATCAAAAACTTTTGAGAAGGTTATGGGTGCATTGGGAGGAGAAGATTATTCTTACTATCTTTTTGATGTTAAGAATGTTAATGAAAATCCCAAAGCAAAAAAAGTAATTGAAATGGTGGTCTATGTGCCACAATCAAAAAGAGTAACGGCAACTGCTAATATTCAAGCATCTCTTGATGGTGATGGAGTTATTGCTAAAATACTAGAAAAAGAAACTGAGTTAGATGTATATCTAATAGATGATGTAAAAAAATATATTAGAATTCTTGTAAAACCAAATGGTTCAAAAGGGTCTGGTGGTGGCGCAGCAGCAACAGTAATACAAGAATCTGCACAGTGTGTGTATGCTGCTATGAGATATTATTGCGGTCAGAAAGAAATATATACCGAAGAAGATCTTAAGTGCGGTCTAGACCACGTTGATATTGGTGGCACAAAACTAGAAGAAATTATGGGTCTTCCAAAGGAATGGAAAGAGGGATCTGTAAAAGGAGCAAATGAAATATTTAAAGAAGTTGGTGGAACTGGGTGGAAGTTTGTAAGAGGAGATAGTATTATTGATGATGGAGCAATTAAAAAAGCATTTGGTAGAGTAAAGAAACAAACTAATCTTTCTTCAGAAGATAAGTGGAATCCTGCTGACATCTGGATGGTAAAGGAATCTGAAATTAATGCAATTAAAAAGCATTTGGATAGAGAGAATACTATTGATTGTTTAAACAATGCACTTCTTCAAAGGTTTAATGATAGTTCTTTAATTGGTATTTCTCTCAAAAAAATTGAGAGTGAGCCAAAGATGGATATTAAAAATAATCAGACTGCTACTGTCAGAAAAGCAAATGAAAAAGCAAGGTTTGCAAAATATGATCTCACTTTTACATCTTCTATGGATGTCTATCTTTATTATGGACAAGGAACTTTTGAAAAATTTCAAGCAAGAAATTTTGGTGGATCTTCAAAGGGAGATTGGAAGTTAGAATTGAAAGGAAAGTCTGCTGCTCAAGGAAAAATTCAGGGAGCAGTTGTTATTGAACTTTTAAAAAATGCTGGATTTGGTAATATATCTCAGTTTAATATTCCAACTTGGGCAGAGTGTGCTCCAGGAACAAGTCCAGCACAGAAAAAAATAACAACAGAAATTTATAATTTATTGAACGATTATAATGCTAAAGGTATGACTGGCACGGAAACGAAAGATAAAGCAGAAATTGCCACCCAAGATAAATCTTGGAGGTATAGTAAACTTGCTGGACTGAGGTTTTTAGATTGGTTGCAGAACACTTGCAAAGATAAAAATATGGCAATGAAGGAAATCTATCTCTATGCTTCTTCCCAGTCAGACAAATCCTCTGTATATTATAAATTACAATAACCACTAAATATAGTATAAGAACTAACAATATAAATGAAAAGTTTCTTTCAATTTTTAGGTGAGGCAAAATCAGAAGCATCACTTAAAGCACAGAAGTTAAACCTAAAGAGTGATGGACACGGTGGTTGGTTAGACTCCCGTGGTAAGTTTGTAGCAACTACCGAAGACGGTAAGTTAAAATTTGTTGATAAGAAGGAAGCAAAGGATAAAGAAGAAGGTGGAGAAAAGAAATCAGCAGCACAGCAACCTGCTACTGCCAAACCTGCTACTAAACCAGAAGAGCAACCTAAAGCAAAGGCAAAGACTGGTGAACCTGAAGATGGAGATACTGAAGGATCCTCTAGTACTCTAACTGTTGTATTTGGTAGATTTAATCCTCCTACTGTTGGCCACGAAAAACTTTTAAAGTCTGCTGATCGTATGGCAGAAGGTGATGACTTTAAAGTATATCCTTCTAGGACACAGGATCCAAAGAAGAATCCACTTGATGCTGATATGAAAGTATCTTATATGAAGAAGATGTTCTCTGATTATGAAGAGAATATTATTAATGATCCTAATATGAGATCTATTTTTGATGTATTGGTTGCAGCAAATGAAGATGGATATGATAACATTAATATTGTTGTAGGTGCTGACCGTCAGGCAGAATTTGAGAATCTGGCACAGAAATATAATGGTGAGTTGTATGAGTTTAATCAAATACGTGTGATTTCTGCTGGTGCTAGAGATAGTGAGGCAGAGGGTGTTGAGGGAATGTCTGCATCCAAGATGAGAAAGGCAGTAGTAGAAGATGACTTTGCTTCATTCCGTAGAGGCACACCTAAGACATTAGACGATGGTGATACACAAGCACTATTTAATGCCGTCCGTTCTGGGATGAAGATTAAGAAGAAAAAAGATGTTGCAGAGATGTGGCAGATTGCTCCAAAGTTTGACCACAAAGGTTTACGTGAGCAGTATGTTAACGATAAAATTTACCGAATTGGTGATATTGTAGAGAACCTGAATACCGGTTTGATTGGTAGAATCATTCGTAGAGGAACTAATCATTTAATCTGTCTGACCAAAGAAGAGTATATGTTTAAGTCCTGGATTAGAGATGTGATGGAAGCAGTTGTAAACTACTCAGGACCATCAGGTGTTCCTTCTGATCAGAGACTTGTAGGCACAGATTCTCATAGAGAATATGCTCAGAGAATGACAGGGACAACTGCTATACGAAATTTCATAAATAAGTATAAGAAAAAGAAGTCGTAGTATCCCAATGTCTGAAATTCATTTGAGTGATCTCTCGAAAATTTATAACAAACAGATTGCAGAGAAAAAAGACGATACGTATCTTGAACCTGACATGAATAAACGTCAGAAAAATAATGAGAAGGCACGTAAAGAACTTGCCAAGGGACCTCAAATGAAAAACCCCCATTTTGAAGCACTTGATCCTAAGGGTGCTGCACGTATGGATGCTGCTAAGGGTAAGAAGAAAGAGACCCAAGACGAAATTGATAAGCGTCTTATGCTAGGTAAGTATGCTCCTGGTGCTAAGACTCAAAAAGAAGCACTTGACCCTGTAGGTCAGGAAGATGCTGATGTAGATAACGACGGTGATGTTGATAAGTCTGACAAGTATCTTGGTAAGCGTCGTAAGGCAATTGCCAAAGCGATGAAGAAGAAGATGTCAGAAGACTATAAAGTGCTTCCTAAAGAGAAGATGGCACGTCAGTCTAATAAAGCATATGATAAAGAGCAGAGTGCAGTCTCTGCTGGTGATGAAAAAGAAACTAATAAGCAGATGCAGCGCAGAATTGCAATGCAGAATCCTGCTGGTCGCAAGGCACAACTTGCAAAAGTTAAGACTGAGTCTTTCTCTAACTGGAGAACTGACCTGATTGAAGTTGCTCCTACTGGGGATGACGAAGAAACAAAAATTAAAGAAAAGAAGGTCAATAATAAAATAACACTCAACCCCAAACTTGGTGAAGAAGTTGTATCTGAACTAGGTGGAACTATGATTGAGATGGTTGAGTATGATGAGTTTGATGGAATGGTTGAAGGTGTATATTTTGAACTTCACGAAGAAGGTTATGCTGAAGATGCTATTGAGGAAGCACTTGAGTGGGTATTGACTGAGGCAAAAGTTACCTATGGTTCGGATACTGAGTCTCCAAAACAGCAGATGATGAAGAAGGCAAAGGGTCGCCTTAAGTTCCTTGGCAGAAAAGTTGGTGAAAAGATGACATCTGCAAAGAAGAAAGTAGGAATGGCAGTTGCTCAAGGACGAGTTGATGCCTACAATAAAAAGAGAGAAGTAAAACAATCTGCTTCTGATATTGCTAATAAAGTCAAAAAGTCTGCTATTGATACTTCTAAGAATGCAAAGAAGGGTTTAAAGAGTAAGATTAAGAGTGCTGCAGAAAAAATTGCTGATCGTATGAGTGAGGAAATTGAATCTGACCCAAAAGAAAAGCAAATGCTTTCTAAGAAGAGGCAGATGATGATGAAGCAACAAATGCTTGATAAGCAAAGATTACAAGCACAACAACAGGGTAAGTTGCCTTCTGGTCATAGAACTGAGCAGAAAGAAGAAATGACTGCCTTTGAGAAAGTAAAAGCAGACATTATCAAAAAACACGGAAAGAATGCTATTGTAGGTGCTCCTAAAAATAAGGTGGATCATGCTAAAATCAATGCGGCTAAAGCAAGTGCCCGTAAACCGAATAAGCGTGAGCAAGAGTCCAGTGGTCGTTACACTGGAGGATACGCAGGAGATTAAATAATGTCAGCAATCTCCAAAGCACAAAAGAGTTGTAAAGCAGGATACTATTATTGCTACACTCATAAAAAGTGTAGAAAACTTCCTATGGGATATTATATTGGTCGTGGTGGTTATCTTTCTAAAGATGACGACTCAAGTGAAGAAACCAAAAATAAAAATGGAGGTGGAAATGGAAATGGTAATGGTTCTAACGGTAATGGTGGTAGTAATGGTAACGGCAACGGTGGTGCTGGTGGTGTGAGTGAAGAAAAAACTTTTGTTCAAAGAGATAAAATTATGAAGAAAGCAAAATCACTTCATAAGCATCTATATAAAAATCTTCACAAAAAAGATACATCTGGTGATGTTAATGAAGGAAAAACATTTAAGCAGTTTATAAGTGATATATAGAATATAATCTATTTGAATTATCATGCTTGCATTTTTACTTCCCCTTGCATCCAAAATTATTTCTGATGCTGTCAATAAAATTCCCGAGAATGAAGAACTTGGTGAGAAGATGGTTGAGATTTGTCTTGTTATTCTTGCTAAAGCAGTTAAGTTAACCAAGACTGATATGGACGATCAACTTCTAGAAGTTGTACAAAAAGCAATTCTTGCAAAAGAAGAAGTATCTGTTGCCGAATAAATTCTAGTTATAAATATCTAATATCAAAGTAAATTTTATTGGAAGAAAGGACATGGCACTCTGGGGTATTACTGATGCTGACGAAGCAAAACCAAAGTGGTTGACCACTGAAGAAAAAAAGCAGATCTTCGCAAACGCAAGTGGGTGGGTTGTTGAAGGTGGTTCTATTATGACTGGTAGCGACAATACTGCCGCTCAACCAGAAGTTTTATGCTGCGTTAAAAGTCTCTCTACTGGTATTGGCGCTGCTGATATTACCGAAGTTGAGATGGTTACCACAACCGCTGACAAGTCTGAAGGATTCACAATCTCTGTCAGAGTCAGATATAACGAACCTGTTAATGTTGTCACATCAGGTGGCACACCAACACTCGCAGTTACAAATAGTAACGCTGGATCTGGATCTGGAAGAGGACCACATTCACTATCATACGCATCAGGAACTGGAACTAATGAGTTAATCTTCTCCTTGGCAATTGCAGCTGCTAATGCTGCTACTAACGCTAATGACGTTCTTTCTGTCGCAGCTCAGAATATTGCATTAAATAGTGGAACTATTAAGGATGCTACTGGAACTGCCTCTGATGTTGCTGTTGCAATTTCAGGTGCTCAAGGAACTGCCGCTGGCACTGTAACAGTAACTGCATAATATAGGATATGCATTTTACTGAACTGAATGAGGATAATTTCCTCCTCTTTGCTATTAAACATTATGAAAATCCTCAAGCAGTCACTAGAGAAGACTTTGAAAAAGACTTAAATCATTTTAGGTATATAAAAAGACTTCTCAAAAAATACAAAAACACTGGACAGTTAAAAGTTCATCTTATACTGAATCATTTTATTATTCTGTATAATGTATTTGGTGAGGCCACAACTCCAATGCTCTTCCATAAAATTGAAATGGATTTGTGGCCTGTTATGAAGAGTTTCGTTATCTTTCTTGGCAAATTGCCCGAATATCCAAAGTGTTATATTCACGATGTGAAGGTTGATATTAATTGTTTATCCCAACTCTATCAAATCTATAATGGACACGAAGAAACTGCAGAAAATAATTAATATTATTAGAGAGGATATGGCACTGCACACTGGGCAGATTGCCGGAACTGCTGAGGCAGGTGACGATCCTCCTGTACGCCAAAGAAAGAAAAGGAAATATATTTACATTAAGGGTGTAAGGAAAATCTGGAAACCCAATAATGGCTGAGCAAATTAGGGTCGCAGTTCTAGAAGAAAGATTGCAAAACTTTGAAGCAATTGTTTCTAAGTTGGATGCTGCTATAGAAAAATTAGCAGAGGTAAACAATAATGTGTCAAGAATGCTTGCTGTTCATGAGGAAAGAATAGGTAAACAGGAAAAAATTGATATGGTATTATTTGATAAAATTGACAAACTTCGCGATAAAATGGATAGTGACCACGACATCGTTACTAAACGACTATCGTTATTGGAAAAAAAACTTTGGATTGGTATGGGGGCACTGGGAGCAATATTAATTATCACCAATCCACAATCAATAAAGACCCTCAAACCCTTGCTAGGAAACGTCAATAGTGCTATAGTAGCACCAGTGGCAACCTTAGTGAATGGATCATATTGATTCAAAGTTTATTGGAATTATATCGTCGCGACTTGCAAAATTCAAAAGAGTAAAGTCTGACCTATACACTTTTCGTTGCCCTATCTGTGGAGACTCTAAGAAAAGTAGGAATAAGACAAGAGGTTATCTTTATTCTGTAAAGGCAAATATTAACTTTAAGTGTCATAACTGTGGTGCTTCTTTGTCTTTTAATAACTTCTTGAAGCAAATGGATACTGTTGTCCATAAGCAATATACTATGGAGAAGTTTAAGCAGGGACATACTGGTAGGAATTTTGTTGTAGAAGAACCGAAGTTTACTTTTGAGGCACCCAAGTTTACTAAAAAAGTAAATCTTCCTAAAGCGTCTAATGACCCTAGACCCGAAGGATACCTGGTTGCAAGAAAACTTGATCCTACTAAATTTTACTTTGCAGAGCATTTTAAGAAGTGGGTGAACTCAAACAAACCCACTTTTAGCGATACAAAATATGATGAGTCTAGAATTATTATCCCTTTATTCTATAAACAGAATTTAGTTGGAGTTCAGGGAAGAACTTTAGATTTTGTCAATCCTAAAGTTGTTAAATATATCACTGTGATGTTTGATGATGCTGCACCCAAAATCTATGGTCTCGATGAAATACAAAAAGAACGAACTGTCTACATCACCGAAGGTCCTTTCGATAGCACCTTCATTCGCAACGCGATTGCTATGTGCGGAGCTGATGCTGATGTCAGCTGTTGGGGGGTTAGTGATCCTGTCTGGGTTTATGATAACGAACCCCGTAATAGAGAGATTATCAACAGAATCTCAAAGTGTATTTCTAAAGGAGATAAGGTAGTCATCTGGCCTTCGGATATAGATGAAAAAGATATTAATGAGATGGTTTTATCTGGACTTGACGTTCAGTCTGTGGTAGAATCAAATACATACTCTGGTTTAGAAGCAACCCTTAAATTTACTACTTGGAAAAAAATATGACCAACGGCACCAAAGTACAAAAAAGAGATGGAAGAATTGAGTCTCTTGATTTAGATAAGATGCATCTTATGGTTGAAGAAGCATGTGATGGACTTGCTGGTGTATCTGCAAGTCAAGTTGAAATGAAGTCTGGCATTCAATTCTATGATGGAATTACGACTGTAGAAATTCAAGAAATTCTTATTCGTTCTGCTTCTGACCTTATTGATTTGGACCATCCAAATTATCAGTTCGTTGCTGCAAGACTTCTGCTCTTTTCATTGAGAAAAAATCTTTATGGAAAGATGGGAGAACTTCCTAATTTAGAAACTCATATTATGAGTTGTACAAATATTGACGTATATGATAAGGAAGTTTTTAATAAGTATTCTAAAGAAGAGATTGAAAAGGTAAATAGTTATATCGATCATAGTAGAGATTTTCTGTTTACATATGCTGGAATTCGCCAGGTAGTAGATAAGTATCTGGTTCAGGATCGTAGTACTGGTGGAGTTTATGAGACGCCACAATTCATGTATATTATGATTGCATTGACCATATTCCAGGAATACCCTAAGGAGACAAGACTGTCTTATGTCCGACGATACTACGACGCAATCTCCAAACACAAAATCAACATCCCAACCCCCATCATGGCAGGAGTGCGAACACCACTTCGACAATTTGCTAGTTGTGTTCTTGTTGATGTTGATGACACCCTCGATAGCATCTTTAGTTCTGATATGGCTATCGGCAGATATGTTGCACAGAGGGCGGGTATCGGTATCAACGCGGGTCGCATCCGTGGAATCAACGCTAAGATCCGAGGCGGAGAAGTACAGCACACGGGTGTTGTTCCTTTCCTTAAAAAATTTGAATCAACTGTACGATGTTGCACGCAAAATGGGATTCGTGGAGGATCAGCAACAGTCCACTTCCCAATCTGGCACCAAGAAATAGAAGATATTATTGTTCTTAAGAACAACAAAGGCACAGAAGACAATCGGGTACGTAAACTTGACTACTCAATCCAAATTTCAAAACTTTTCTACGAACGTTTCATTCAGAATGGAGAGATTAGCCTCTTCTCACCGCATGACGTACCAGGTCTCTATGATGCTTTTGGTACTGATACATTTGACGATCTCTATGTACGTTATGAATCAGATGAGTTTACTCCAAAGAAAACTATCGGAGCACAAGAACTAATCCTTAATATCTTAAAGGAGAGAGCAGAGACCGGTCGATTGTATCTAATGAACATCGATCACTGCAATAGTCATTCTTCCTTTAAGGATAAGATTGAGATGAGTAATCTATGCCAAGAAATCACTCTTCCCACATATCCTATCAATCACATTGATGATACTAGCGGTGAGATTGCTTTATGTATTCTCTCTGCTATTAATGTTGGCAAGGTAAAGACTGATGATGAACTTGAGAATCTTTGTGATCTTTCTGTCCGTGGATTGGAAGAGTTGATTGACTATCAGAAGTATCCTGTAGCGGCAGCAGAAGCGGCGACAAAGGCACGTAGGTCGCTTGGTATAGGTTTCATCGGGTTAGCACATTACTTTGCTAAATTGGGGTATAACTATGCCGACCAGGGTGCATGGGATGCTATCCATAGTCTTTCTGAATCGTTCCAATATTTCCTTCTGAAATCTTCAAATGAGATTGCTAAAGAGAAAGGTCATTGTGAAAACTTTGGTCGCACTAAGTATGCTGATGGCATTCTTCCAATTGATACATATAAAAAGGATGTAGACGAAATTTGTAACCAGGAGTATCAGCATGATTGGGAAGGTCTTAGGGCATCTATCAATGAGTTCGGGTTACGGCACTCAACACTGTCCGCACAAATGCCTTCAGAGAGCAGTTCCGTTGTGTCAAATGCGACCAATGGAATCGAACCACCTAGAGGATACTTGTCCATTAAAAAATCAAAGAAAGGACCCCTTAAGCAGATTGTTCCTCAGTATGCCACGCTGAAGAATAATTATACGCTTCTTTGGGATATGCCTGATAACACTGGATATATCAATACAGTGGCAGTGATGCAGAAATTCTTTGACCAAGCAATCTCCGGTAACTGGTCTTATAATCCAGAAAACTATCCGGATAATGAAGTTCCGGTTTCGGTTATGGCAAATGATTTTCTAACTACATATAAGTACGGATGGAAAACTTCTTACTACCAAAATACTTACGATAGTAAGAATGATGAGGTTGAAGAAGATAAACCAAATTTAGATAGTTTATTATCAGATCTAGAACACGCCGAGGAGGGAGAGTGTGAATCCTGTGCAGTTTAAAGTATCGTCAGTGGAAAACGTGAAAGCGGGTATTAAAGGCATGACTGTCTTTAATACAGAACAAGTTGATACCAAAAAGCAACCAATGTTTTTTGGCAAACCTCTTGGGGTTCAAAGATATGACTCTTATAAGTATCCTATCTTTGATAAACTAACAACTCAGCAACTTGGTTATTTTTGGAGACCAGAAGAGGTCTCATTGCAAAAAGATCGTGGAGACTATCAGACTCTTCGTCCAGAGCAAAAGCACATCTATACTTCTAATCTAAAGTATCAGATTATGCTTGACTCTATTCAGGGTCGTGGTCCAGGTATGGCATTCATTCCATATTGTTCTCTACCTGAATTAGAAGCATGTATGGAAGTGTGGGGATTTATGGAAATGATCCATAGTCGCTCTTACACGTATATCATCAAGAACATCTATTCAGACCCTTCAGAGGTGTTTGATAAGATCGTAACTGATAAGCGTATTCTAGAACGTGCTAGCAGCGTTACAGGAGCATATGATGACTTCATCAATAGTGCTCAGACCTGGGGCACCGGAAATATGTGGCGTGAAGACTTTAGAGGTTCACCTACATCCGAATGGGAAATCAAAGACGTTAAAAGAAAACTTTATAGAGCAGTTGCCAACGTCAATATTCTTGAGGGTATTAGGTTCTATGTCTCATTTGCTTGTAGTTTTGCCTTTGGTGAGCTCAAACTTATGGAAGGTTCTGCAAAAATCATCTCACTAATTGCTAGAGATGAGAACCAGCATCTTGCTATCACTCAAAACATCCTGAACAAGTGGAAGAAGGGTGATGACCCTGATATGAAACAGATTATGAAAGAAGAGGAAGAGTGGACGTATAAGATGTTCGACAATGCTGTAAATGAAGAAAAGCGTTGGGCAGACTATCTGTTCCAAGATGGTAGTATGATTGGTCTTAACGATAAACTTCTTCAGCAGTATGTTGAATGGATTGCGAATCGTCGTTTGAAAGGCATTGGTCTAAGACCTGTCTATGACATTGCAGCAAATGCTAATCCTCTTCCCTGGACACAGCATTGGATTTCCTCTAAGGGTCTTCAGGTGGCACCACAGGAGACAGAGGTTGAGTCTTATGTTGTTGGTGGCATTAAGCAAGATGTCAGCAAAGACACATTTAGTGGTTTCAAACTCTAAAAACTGTGCTTAAATAGGAGGAGAGATCCTCCTATTTTTTATGCCTAAAAATCAAATTAAAAAAGATGAATTGAAAAATCGTGTACTCAGATTAAAAAATGATGTATACGAAGAACCTAAGACAGTGTGGCAAGGGGATCGCGATATGGCACATAAATATCTTGACAAGGTATTAAACATCATTGAAGAATATAGATACTGATTATGAAAACCCATGGGTCTATTTGGGTACTCCCTTTGATGGTAGCCTTATTCGGGACAACTACGGTTTTGTTTATAACATTACCAATCTCACAGACCAACGACAATACATTGGGCGAAAGTATTTTTGGCAGCATAGAACGCCTAAAGGAAAGAAACGAAAAGTAAAATCTGAATCTGATTGGAGAAAGTATTATGGGTCTTGTCCAGAACTTAAAGCGGACATTGACAAATTGGGCAGACAAAATTTTAGTAGAACTATCCTGTCTTTACATAAAACAGGTGGCAAAACAAACTTTGAAGAAACAAGACAACTCTTTGTATACGGAGTCCTTACCGAATCACTTGACACAGGAGGACCTGCCTACTACAATAGTAACATCCTCAGCAGATACTTCCGAAAAGATTATTATGGAAAAGACGACTGAAACTCTTGTGGGTGAAATTACAGAGTGGGCAATGGATCGCTTTGATATTGAAAAGATGCCTCTTGGGGATTGCAGAGCACTTTATGAAGAGTATGCAGAGTGGTTTGAACCCCAAGGACAAGATCTTGAAGTGTTGTCACTGGATGAAATTACCCCAGAAGAGTTTGTAAGATACCAAGAACGCACTTGACAGACCTTACCCTCCGGTCTATAATTTGAGGGTTGAGAAATCAACTGCGGTGACCTCCTTGGTAGTTCAGGGTTAGCGGCGATAGGAACTACCATTAAGGGTCAGTAGCTCAGCGGATAGAGCATCGCACTTCTAATGCGTTGGTCGCAGGTTCGATTCCTGCCTGACCCGTATGCCTCCGTAGCTCAGTGGTAGAGCAGGGCTTTTGTAAAGCTCAGGTCGCAAGTTCAAATCTTGTCAGAGGCTCCTTGCGGAATTAGTTTAGAGGCAAAACTAAAGGTTTCCAACCTTTCGTCGCCGGTTCGATTCCGGCATTCCGCTCCAATCCTCTATAGCTCAGTTGGTAGAGCGCGGAACTGTTAATTCTGTTGTCCCTGGTTCGAGTCCAGGTGGAGGAGTCGGGTAGGTGTCCGAGTGGTTAATGGAGGTGGACTGTAAATCCACTGGCTCTGCCTACGTTGGTTCAAATCCAACCCTGCCCATACGCTCGAATAACTCAGCGGTAGAGTGCCTCCTTTACACGGAGATTGTCGGGGGTTCGATCCCCTCTTCGAGCATATAAATAATTCAAATTGATTTGACCATAGGAAAATGATTACTGTACGATGCAAAGAATGTAAAACAGAATTGACTAGTAGCAGTAAGTTGCAGTTCTGTGGTTGCCCAAATCAGATGAGTTTGTTGGAAAATAAAGTAGGCGCTAAGGATCTTGAGAAAGTTGTTATGGTTGCTAATGATGTAGAAATAGGAATTGATAGTCATTTTTCTAGAGAAGAACTCTTATATCAAGAAGAAAGGCGTAGACGTAAGGTTCGTAGATTAGACTTTGAAGTTCGGTAATTGGGAGTATCATATCTTCTATATAAGATTATATGGAGACTTATATGACTCTTTTTTATCTTCTAATGCTAACAACTGTTGCATTGGTTATATACTCGGGTTATGATGAGACTTTAGATCTTATCAAATACTTGGACTTGCAATTCAAGTATACTATTTTGAAAGTCAGAATGAAATTTATGGAACGAACTTTAAGAAAAAAACTTCTTATAGATCGTGCTAAATTCAAAGAATCCTTTCAGGAGTACATTAAGAATGCAGACTAAGGAATGTCCTAAGTGCGGTGCCACTTGGATTGACGGGAAACATTACTGGGGTGGCACAGGCAAAAAAGGTAATGAACTTGATCTAGCAGGGTTAGTCTGCAACAAATTTGGTGATGAAACCTGTATAAACCCTTGCCTAGGTATGGAAGGTGGTGTAACATGGGTAGACCGGTTGACAACCATGGACAAAGAAGACGAATACCCATTAAATGGCACAGCATAAGTTCACAACAGAAGATCAAGTGCAGGAGATGATTGATGATGCAATACGAAAGCATAATCGTAATGCTGGAATTATCTCTATGTGTGTTGGTTGGGTTGTTCTCGCACTTTTTGCTGAAGGTCTTCTTCGACTTATTGGAGTAATTCCACCTATTTTTCCTTGGTTGTCTATTCAACTATGAAACCACATGTCATGCCCGAGCGTCCTGATCGGATGGAAGAAGCTTGTGGGGTGTTTGCTGTTTTGGCGCATGAGCAACCGGTCGCCAACTTGGCGTATTTCGGTCTTTATGCCCTGCAGCATCGCGGACAGGAATCAGCTGGTATCGCTGTGTTCAACCAGGACAAGGTGCTCCTACACAAAGATATGGGACTGGTGAGTCAGGTGTTCGATCAGGA